GCTTAATCGTGATGAAGATAATGACTGGTATGGTGTTCACATAGGTGAGCGAGTGTTTGACTTGTGTATCTGGAGGGATGATGAGATGGAACATGAGGCTTGCGTAGTCTATGAATGTTTCCTTAATGATGGTGGCTTCTGGAACACGGACACTAGCAAGCAATGGTTCTTGAAGGGGTTAAGATATGCTAAGTAGCGTGGATTTACTACACCAGAAAGTCTTAGAGACTATCCTAGATGAATTACCTATTGACGAAAGGAAAATGACTGTGATAGAATGGCTGATGCTAAGGCTTAACAGGTACAAGCAGAAGGGGATGAATGATGAAACCAAGCGACAAGCATGAGCGTTCATATGCCCAGTGTGTTGAGATGTGTGAGCAGATAGCACAGGAGCATGACTGGAATGGTGATGCTGTATCCTCTAAGACATGGCAAGTAAAGGCTAGTCTCTATCGTAAACAGAGGGACGCACCACAAGGACACAACGCCAGAGTATCCGACAGGATGCTAGAGGAAGAATACGAGGCAGTCTTTGGCAAGCCATGCGGCAGGGCAGATATGCCACGCATGGAATACAGAGAGTTTTTTAATCCAGACTTGAAGAAGAAGGAACTAGGACTATGACTAACACCAGAGAAAAGATGTTGAAGATATTCAATGACCTTAACAACATGGCAACAAGCATTAATGAAGCACATGATATTAACCTATCAGACATTCGTAATCTTGATGATTGCCTGTGGACTTTAAGGAAAGAGTTTGGTATAATTCCACAGAAGGATGATGATGGTTCACCAATGTGGTACATGGACTTTATTCTAGAAGAGGAGAAGACCAATGCAAAAAGAAAGAAGTAAGTATGATGATGCCTATGTGATGGGTTACTATGCAGGGTATCACACTGGTGATTATAACAATGATTATAACAAGGACAAGCAACCACAGTACCATGTGAAGTACAAGTCAGGCTTTATGGATGGTAAGATTATGAAGACAAGGGAGGGGAACAGAGCATGAGCATGGCTACAGCAGTCTGTCGTCATTGTAATGACGGAGAAGCAGAAGCATTGTATGCACTAGATGATAAGATAGAGTGGTACTGCTCTGGCTGTAACACTCAGTGGTCAGAAGAACCATTGTATTATCATACATACTACTCACAAGAAGAACTAGCTAGGGTATTTACCTATGGAGAAGACTAATGGATTTGTTTATATTGATACCTATTGTGTTTATGCTTTGTGCCAGTCTAATAGGTACACTAACTGACCTAGACAACGCTGTACCATTACAGATGATAGGCTTTGGATTACTTCTTGTGTTGCCTTGTGTCGGGTTACTTCTTAAGTATATGTAAAAGGGGGGTCTCTCTATGAGGGTAACTTTAGAAAATCAGCTTGAACTTGAAGCAGAAATGATGACTGGTGGTATCCACCGATTTAGAAGGGCTTTAGATGCGGCTGTAGAGGGCAACAGAGAGGCACAAACTAAACACGGCAGGGTTATACTAGCCAACATCATAGAGGCTGTCAGCAAGGGTGTGAGAGAGATACAAGAGCATCCCAATTCTAACCGTGACATAACTCACGGACTCATCAAGCACATGGATGCAGATCAGGTAGCCTATATTGCCTGTGTATCTATGATAGACAGCCTGTCACGCAGGACTGTACTGCTTCATGTGGCTAGAACCATGGGTGCTAACATAGAAATACAGGACAGACTAGACAGATGGATACAGGATGAGGGTGACATAGCACACAACACCATCAAGCTTGCCATGAAGAAGGGCATGACAGCCAGACGCTTTGGGTTAACCCATAAGATGAACAAGGATGGCTACAAGCACACCGAATGGGACAAGACTGAGCGTATCCATGTGGGACTAAGGATGATTGATGTTATCATCAGGACAACAGGCATGGTGAGACTGACTAAGCAGACAGTCAAGACTAACAAGACAGTCAACCATGTCGTAGCAACAGAAGGAACAGAGGAATGGATAAAGGCTTTTAATGAGATAGCTGAGACAGCAAAGCCCATGTATGCACCATGTATTATCACGCCAAAGGAATGGACAGGGGTAACTGGTGGTGGGTATCATGGTAAAGTTATTGACGAGTTACCTATAGTGAGGCGCAAATGAGTTTGAAGTATCACCTGAGAAGGTTATCTAAGTTAGACCTGTCGCAAGAGTATGCCTGTCTCAATGCCCTACAGGGTACATCATGGTCAATCAATCGGGAACTACTACAGGTTATGCTTAATCTGTGGGAGGGTGGACAGTCATGGGCTGGACTGCCAGCACGAGAGGACTTGCCACTGCCTGAGTATCCCTTCAGCAAAGACCCTAACGATATGTCAGAGGATGAGAGGGATGCCTTCCGCATCTGGTCACGCAGACGCAATGAGATATACTCAATGAACAACAGGACAATCAGTAAGCGTGTACAGGTAGAGCGTACACTACAGGTTGCCAAGGACTACAACCAGTATGAGGAGTTCTTCTATGTGTGGCAGAATGACTTTCGCTCACGCAAGTACGCAAGCAGTACCTTCATGTCACCACAGGGGGCTGACTGGTCTAAGTCTCTGATGAGATTTACCTACAGTATGCCCATCAAGAACTGGGAGGATGCTAGGTGGTTGTGTATTCATGGTGCTAACCTGTATGGCAACGACAAGATAACCCTGAATGAACGAGAGACATGGGCATGGAACTTTGTTGATGAGGTCAACAGGATTGTAGCCAACCCATACGACTACACGCTGTGGACTGAGGCAGACAAACCATTTCAATTCCTAGCGTGGTGCTTTGAGTTTGCCGCCTTGAACAAAGAGGGATGGGGCTATGAGTCCACGCTACCTGTCGCTGTAGATGGTAGCTGTAACGGACTACAACACCTGTCTGCCATCCTCAGGGATGAGCGTGGTGGGTATGCTACTAACCTTGTACCTACTGAGCATCCTCAGGATATATACCAACAGGTAGCTGACGAGACAGTAGCCAAGCTACAGGCAGACGACACAGAACTAGCACGGAAGTGCCTAGCCTTTGGGATTGACAGGAAGATAACCAAGAGACCTGTCATGATTGTACCCTACTCTGGTACACGCCACGCCTGTCGTGGTTACATTCAAGAGGCAATGAAGGAACGTATTGCTGATGGTGCTGAGAACATCTTTGGTGATGACTGCTTTGAGGCTAGTAGTTATCTTGCTAAGTTTGTG